ATGGACCAACATGACCTGGTACCAAACCCTCGGTCAAAAGATGCAAAAGGTAAGTAACAAGATTCACCAACTCACCATGCGTGGTGGTGCAAACTTCGCAGTTGTTTCACCAACTGTCGCAACCATCCTTGAAACCATCCCTGGCTTTATGGCTGGCACCGATGGTGACAAGATGGAATTCGCAGGTGGCGTAACCAAGGTTGGTTCATTCCAAAACCGTTACACCATCTACAAGAACCCATACATGAAGGAAAACGTAATGTTAATGGGCTTCCGTGGAAGTAACTTCCTCGAAACTGGTGCAGTATACGCACCATACATCCCACTCATCCTTACCCCATTGGTATATGACCCAACGAACTTCACACCACGCCGTGGCGTGATGACTCGTTACGCTAAGAAGGTCGTACGCCCAGAATTCTTCGGTAAGGTGTACATCGACGGATTAAACCTCGTTTAATTCGATAGAGTAACTGAGTAGATAAATTGGGTGGCCGAAAGGTCACCCTTTTTATTTCCGGTCGGTCAAAATATGAGTTAATGATTTAATAAAACTATTTATTAGTAGTCCTCAAACAGAGAGTTTTATGGAAACACAAGAACCAATTTTTTACGATGGTGTTCCTCGTAGTCCTGTAGGGATTACTCCTTTCGGGTTTTTTGATGCCGATAGTGCATTCCAAGTAGATGCTCCACGGGCTGCAGAATTCGTTGCAAGAAAGTTGGGATATCCTGTCGTAGAAGTTGAATTGTTAGATAAGCAAATTTATGCATGCTTTGAAGAAGCTATTACCACCTATGGTAATCAAGTCAATCAATTTAATGCACGTGAACATATGATGTCACTTCAAGGATTGAGTACATCAACATCAGCAACTCAAAAGAATATTGTTGGAACTGCATTACCACAATTAGTTAAGTTAGCATCAGATTATGGTACTGAAGCTCAATCTGGCGGTGATGTGAATGTAAAGCGTGGATGGATATCCGCATCAATAGGAACACAAAGTTATGATTTGAAGACATTGTGGGCAGACCCATATGAAAGTGGATCTGCAATTGAAATTCGTCGTATGTACCATTACATGCCACCAGCAATTGCACGTTACTATGACCCGTTTGCAACCACGGGTCTTGGTCTAACTAACTTAATGAGTGAATTCGGGTTCGACGGATACTCACCACCAGTGACGTTCGTGATGATGCCTGCCTACGAAGATTTACTCCGTATTCAAGCAATTGAAATCAATGATATGATTCGTAAGAGTCAATACGGATTTGAAATTGCAAATAATGTGGTGCGATTCCAACCAGTCTTTAAGGAAAGTAAAGTAATATATTTTGATTATATGGTAGTGAAAGATAAACAAGCAAACGTATTTCAATCGGGGTCTAATATCGCAGGTGACCTTTCGAATGTGCCATATACCCATATAACGTACGCAAATACAAATGATATGTCCCGCACGTGGATATTCAAATACACACTCGCATTAGCAAAAGAATTATTAGGTATTATTCGTTCAAAGTTCGAAAACATCCCATATCCAGACGGAGTAATTCGTTTGGATGGTGAACTTCTTCGTCGTGAAGCGGTCACCGAAAAAGAAATGCTTGTTAAGGAACTTCGTGAAACATTGGAAGAAACGGGTATGCAAGCACAAATGAAGAAACAAGCGGAAAACTCTAAGAACATGCAAGAAATGTTTAAGAATATTCCTACTCTCATTTACATAGGTTAATACATGGCACGCTTTGTCACACAACGTGATTTTGAATTTATCCAACACATCACTCGGGAATTGATTGATGAAACAATGGACGTTGCGGTTATTCTTTATAAGATTGTAGTAGATTCCGCTAAAGTGAATATTTACGGAGAAAGTGTTACCAAGCCACGATACACTCCAGTAAAAGTAAATGCGATTGTTAAGTACGATAAAAATACTCCAGTTCGAGAAGAAGGGTTTGGCGTAAATCAAGACCAACAAACTGAATTTAGATTCGCTCGTCGTATGTTACAAGACGTAAATACGTACCCAGAAATTGGTGATGTTATTGGATATAACAATCACTATTATGAAATTCATAATATTACGGAAACACAACTTATCGCAAGTAAGCCAGGGTTTAATACCGCAATCATTTGTATGGCACATCTCACTCGTCGTACAAGTATTGATATTGAAGAGGCACAAGTATGAGCGAAACGCCAGTAGTACAACGCGTCGATGTACAGCAGCAAAAGGCTGTACAAAATCGGGCAAACGACATCCCATTAGGTAACACACCACCTATTGCAGTTACGCTGTATACGATTGATAATGCTATTCTTGGATATATGAATGACCGCATTAAACCTATCGTAACACAGAACGGAAATGAAGTTAAAGTACCTGTCATTTACGGTGACCCAGAACGTTGGAAATCTGCTCAACGTGATGGGGTCATGCGTGATTCTATTGGTAAGATTCAATTACCGATGATTATGATTCGTCGCGCGGGAATGAAGAAGTCTATGATTAATTCCCCCGTTAACAAGTATTTGGAACGTACATTTGAAACGGGATGGAATCGCCGGACTCCATATGACCAGTTTGCGGTGAAAAACCATATTACTCCAAGTCGGGAATACGTGGTTACTACAGTACCCGATTATTATGAAATAAATTATCGATGCATTATTTGGACCGAATATATGGAACAAATGAATGCGGTGGTAGAAAATATTTCATTCGAAACTGACCAATATTGGGGTGAACAAAATAACTATAAATTTCGTACTTCGGTAAAGTCATTCGAGCCATTAACAGAATTACCAAGTTCGGCGGATAGAGTGGTTCGGACTCAGTTTGATATGACGGTATACGCATATCTTCTACCAGAAAACGCATTGGACAGACAGAATAATAGAACTACTACTACACAAAAACGGTATTCCGTCAAAAAAGTGGTTACTTTTACCGAAATAGAAAGTGAATAATTGATGTTTAGGTAAAAAAACAGATATTTATAATACGAGTTGTATTGTACACAAAAGAGGTTATTATGATAACAGTTGCAAAGGAAGAACTTGACCAAATTAATTCCTTAAAATTAAAGTTAGCTTCAACGGTATCCGATTCCGGTCAACTCGCATTACAAATACAAATGATGGAATTGGAAACAGTTGAATTGAAAATTAAACTTGAACAACAAGGAAAGGTGTTCAAAAATTTGGTTGATGAAGAGCAAGCATTGGTAAAACGGTTGTCAGAAAAGTATGGCGCTGGACAAATCAATTTTGAAACCGGCGAGTTTATCCCAGAGAAATAACAAATTTAGTTTGGAGAATACCGTATGGCAGAACGCATCGTGTCACCTGGCGTATTTACGCAAGAACGTGACCTTTCATTCCTCCCGCAAGGTGTAGCAGAAATCGGTGCCGCCTTTGTGGGACCAACCACCAAGGGACCAGCATTTGTCCCTACAACAGTACAAGGTATTGATGGGTTCGTCACGACATTCGGTGAACCTAACGGTACTTCCTACACTGGTTATGCTGTTAAGAACTACCTTCAAGAAGCTGGAAGTGCAACAATCGTTCGTGTACTTGGTTTAGGTGGATACGCCACTACTGCCGCAACAATTTATGCAACTGGTTCGGCTGGACAACGAGTGTTTGCATTACTTCATCCAACGGTATCTGGTAGTAGTCTTTCTAGTGTAGCAATAGGTGGTACTACCGCAAGCTTTAATTTAGTTCTCAGTAGTTCAGCAGGAGTACACACTTCAGCAAGTTCACTCAGTGCAATTTCTACTGATACTTCATATGTTCAAACATATTTTGGAACTAATCCACAAAGTGATTCAAGTTATCCAGCATATGTTTACGCTATTTTCCCAGACGCTCTTACACAAGCTGGAGCATCAGTTACTCTATCAGCAGTAACTTCAAGTCTCAGTTTGTTAACCCAATACGATAATGCAACGACTCCTTGGATTCGTTCGCAACCAATCGGTGGTGTAAAGCACAACTTATTTAAGGTCCACACACTCAGTGATGGTACTGGCGCAAACAAAGAAATCAAGGTATCTATCATTGGCGTATCACCAAGTCTCGACCCAGATAGTGATTTCGGCACATTCACTCTCGCTATCCGTGAATTCGGTGATACCGATACTTCAACCAATGTACTTGAACAATTTGATAACTTGAACCTTGACCCAGATAGTGCAAACTACATCGCACGTCGAATTGGTAATAGTGTTCCAACTTATAATTCAAGTACTGGTGAAACTTATTACGAAGGCGACTACGAAAATATTTCAGAATATGTTCGTATCGAAATGAGTGAAGATGTAATCCCAGAAAACGCAGTTCCTTATGGATTCGCAGCACTCAATTCTACCGTTTCATCAAGTGCAGGTGAAGTAACTAGTGGGTCATACGTCACCAGTCGTTGGTTGAGTGGTAGTACCGCAGGTTGGAACGCAAACGCAATAGACAAGCGTTACTATTATGGATTCAACTTTGATGACGCAACCAGTCTTTCCTACCTTGCACCACTTGTTGGTACAAACGTTGTAGGAACGGAATTCAATATCAGTGGTTCAGTGGGTACCACTGAAGTAAACGGAAGTCCAATTTCTCTCTACAGTCGTGACCACGTTTCATATCGTCGCTTCTCTGTACCATTCCAAGGTGGATTTGACGGATTCAAGCCAAATCGTCAAATCGCACTCGGTGGAGCAATCACTTCAACAAATTCACAAGGATTCGACCTTTCCAACGCTTCGGCATCGGGTTCAGTTGAATATAAGAGAGCACTCAATACATTAGGTAATCCAGATAACATCGACCTTAATCTCTTAGTAATTCCTGGTGTTATCTACTCACAACACAGTTATATCGCTCAATCGGCAATTGACCTTTGTGAAGCTCGCGGAGACTGCTTCTATCTTCTCGACCTTGATACACTTGACGCAAGTATAAATGCAGTAACCGCTCAAGCAGAAACTCTTGATACCAATTACGCCGCATCCTACTATCCTTGGGTCCGTGTAGTTGATACCGACACTAACAAGTACATCTGGGCACCACCATCAATCGTACTTCCAGAAGTATATGCATACAGTGATAAGGTTGGCGCAGAATGGTTCGCACCAGCAGGGTTGAATCGTGGTGGAATCCCAGGAGCAGTCGGTGTTAAGACTCGCTTAAATCAAGCACAACGTGACGAATTGTACGAATCAAAGGTCAATCCAATCGCACAATTCCCAGGGCAAGGCATCTGTGTATGGGGACAAAAGACACTCCAACGTCGCGCTTCAGCACTTGACCGTGTAAACGTTCGCCGTCTTCTTATCACCGTAAAGAAGTTCATCGCAAGTTCCGCTCGTTACTTGGTATTCGAACAAAATACCGAAGCAACCCGCAACCGTTTCTTGAACATTGTCAATCCATACCTCGCAGGTATCCAACAACGT